AAAGAGAAACTGTAATTAGAGGTTTTATCAGCGTTCCATGTTAATTCATTAGAGTCCATTCTCATAACTGCTTTCGTGTTTGTATAGTTGATAGTAGCATCGTCACTTAATGCTACTTTTAGAGGTGGTTCTATGTTCATGGTAGCATTTCCAGAACTATTAGCTGTACAGTCTGCAATAAGAATATGCAGTTTGGATGTTGCACCTGTTCCAAATTGAACATAATCGCCTTTCTTAAAAACAGTTGTTGATGCAGATGCACCTTTGATAGCAATGTCAAAAGCACCCACTGAATGAGAGCCACTGACAGTTGGTGATATAGTCTCAGCACCTCTAATTGTTTTTGCATCTGGGTCGCCAAGTAAAAATGTCCCAAATCTTCCATGTAGTTGCATAAAGAACGCTTGGAACTCTACAGCATCGACTCTTCTCATTGGTGGTAGAGTTACTGTTGTTTGCCACCTAGCACCAGTAAATTCATGTGCAACTTGTGAATATGTAAATGGAGATTCAGTAACAGCAACTGATTTTACAATTCTCCATTCAGAAGTTGTAAAACCTACATTAGTTGGAAATGTTAATGGATAACTAGGACTTCCCACTATGCACCAAATGTCCTTGCAAAAGAGCCACCACGACTTCTCGTTTCTGCTACTGCATTTATTGTTTCTTGTTTTATGGTAGGTAACATGTTCATTATTTCTGATCTAACAGTTGGCACTATGCCTGTGCTGAAATTGAGTGATTGATTTACAGTTATGCCACCACCTAAATCACTATTGCTTACTACATTGGATGCAGTTCGAGGGACCAGTAATTCAGCACCTCTCTCACCTACCATTACTGGTTTATTGGGTGGGACAAACCCACCATCTTTTGCACCAAGAAAACTAGATATTGCACCAAGAAAACCACTACCTACATTATCAACAACAGTCGGTGCTAATTGTGTCCCAATTACTTGTCCCTTTGCATTGAGTAATTGTGAACCAACATTTAAACCTGCGACACTTGACATAGTTGTAGTTCCTGCAAGAGTACCTAAACCACCAGATAAAGCAGTGCCGATTGTACTTCCTGTAATACTTTTTCCAATACTTCCTAGAGTTATGTCGCCACCTTGTAGACCAGTCAATGCCTCTTTAAGACTTCTTATCAATGGTTCTATAATTAAAATTTGTGCTATAGTTGATACTATTTGAATTTTAAGATTCTCAAATATATTTTTGAAAGCATCTCCAAAACTTTCTCCTGCAACGATACTCCTAGCTAGTGCATCAGATATTTCTTTTCCAGAATCATCAAAAGACTTTCCGACTTCTTCGGTGATGTCTTTGAGTTGTGACTGAGATACAATTACCACATCATTTGCCTTTGCAACTTCTTTTGTGAGTTTTGGAATTGAACCCAAAATAATTTGATATCTTTTATTGGTCTCTATACTTTGTGCTAATTCTTTGTTTGTTAATCCAATACTCTCAGCCAATTTTTGATAATGTTTTTTACCTAGTTCTATTTGTTCATTGATACCATTGATAATAAATCTAAATGCCTCAAACAAACCAATTAATGCGATTATGATTACTTGCACTTTTCCTAATGCCTTTACAAAATTAAATAATGCGACTCCTGCGGTAGTTAATAAAAATAGACCGAATGATTTAAGTGCAAAAATAACTTCATCAATATTTTTAGCAATAGCTGATAACGACTCTCCTAATGTTCGTCCTATGTCTTTGCCTATTTCTGTAATTTTATCTGAACTATCTTCTAAACTTTGATTCAAATCTTGGAATTGTTCTTTTAAAACAACCATAAACTCATCTGCTATAGCTTTTCTGAATTGAAATAGTTTGTCTTGTAACATAGATAACGTACCAGTAAGTGTATTTGCTAAATCATCTGTTACACCACCAAACTCACCACCTTTACCAAACTTCTCTTTAAATGCTCTTATCGTATCTGTTAAGGACACCTCTGCACCTGCTTGAAATCCAAGCATTGCTTTGACCCCCCGCTCTCTGAATAAATCCGCACTCGATATGGAACTGGAAAAACTGCGCTGAATCTGTTCTGATGTTACTCTGAAATCTAAACCTGTCGCACCTGCTACATTACCAGTGATCTCTAAAAGTTCTGCTAACTCGTCTGCATCTTTGGCAACAACTGCCAGACTTCCTGATGCTTGTTGTATTTGTTCAAGAGTAAAAGGCACTCTAGATGCAAATTTGACCATAACGTCAAATGCTCTTGCACCCTCATCAGCAGAACGAAATAAGGATTTAAGTCTTACTTGTAAATCTTCAATCTGACGACCAACACCAACGACTTTGGCTATTTGAACTCCACCAAAAGCAACACCAAGTAAGCCACCAAATTTTATTACTCTACGTCCAATCTTATCAAGTGATTTGCCAAGACTATCAAAAGATTTTGACATCCCAGTAGATGATTTTTTAACTTGTGAATTTGCTTTATCAAGACCTTTTTTTAAGTCTGATAAATCCGCCTCAATTCTGACAACTAATTTTTCTAAATCCATAGTTATACGTCTGGGTACATTTCCTTCATTTTTTCAAGTTCACCTTTGTCCATCGGTTTCTCGGTCTTACCTGTATTATATTCTCTAAAACCTTTGATTGCTAGACTTACCTCATAGACCGACATATCCCAAAATTCACTAGGTTGAATACCAATCATACCTACAAGGATTTGATAGTATCTTTGAATTGGAAATTCTAAATCAGAATCTGTTACGTTTTTTTTTGAAATGTATCTGGATTATCTTCGCCAGTATCAAGAGCCAATGTCAACAGATCACCGCACATTTTAAGACTTTCAACTAATCCAACCTCTGCTATCATCTGTTTCATATCAGAATCTTTAATATCATTACCACCTGCTCTTATAGATAATAATAAAATTGTCATAGTTTCATTGATTGTTAAATCAGCACTTGCTAATTTAGTTCCTACTTTAAGTATTGAGCATCCTAGTGCTTGTTCTATTCTAGAAACTACATCTAATGATATTCTTGCAGTATAAGTTTTATCACCAAATTCAAGTTGTTTTTCTGCTCTTAGTTTGTTTTGACTCATTTGATTTGCCTCTCAAAGTTAGTTTAATCATTTCATCTCTAGCACCTACATTGACTGCATGTGTTATTGTAAATGACTTTGAATCTATTTTAACAGAACCGAGATCGTCCCAACCTTTAAAATAAGGTACTTCGACCTCTGCTTGTTTACCTGTAGTGTTTACCATAGCATCATAACTTTTATCGTTAATGCTAATTTTTTTGCTAATCCACACGATTATACACTTGCAATGGTTATCGTTCCTGCACTCTCAAACGTAATCGAATACTGTGCAGAATCATTGTATGTTCCAGAGTATTCAATAGAACTGACGTGAAAAGCACCAGTAAATGTTTTGAAGTCTGGGACAATGAACTGATAGTTAGTAAATGATGCACTTGCAAAGTCACTTTGTACTGTGCCTATTGATGCACCATCATCAAAAATACCAGTGCCAGTCACAGTGAAACTCTCTACACCACCATCAGCTAATAAAGTTCTAACATTAGATGAATCTTTGTTTGTAACATCAATCATCTCTTGATTCATTGAAATACTTGTATCTCTTAGTCCACCAATGGTAGTAAAAGTTTCTGGTGAGCCACCATTACCTACTTTCATTAAAACTGCACTTCCTTTCTGAACTGCCATAATTTACCTCTTAATTATCATATATTGTAAAATTTATATTCACTATACCATGTCTAGTGATTCCATCTGCCTCTCTAAGTGTCGTTACATTCGTAACATAACTCATAACAGAATCAGCACCACTGACACTAATAGTTATATCATGGCACAAAACATATATTCGTTCCATAATTTCTTTAATCTCTTTTTGTCCTCTGTATTGAGACCAAACGTCTATATCTACATTGTAGACATTTCCATCGACTGTTTTTGTACCAATATTGCTAACTGTTTCCAGTCCAATTTGAATATATGGATAACTTGTGTCATCTGGCACGTTGTCAAATATTTTATTGTTGCCAACTAAACTATCTAGTGTACTGTCGTTATTTAACAGACTATAAATAGCTGATTGTAAATCAAATGAATGATACCCCATTAGTCCACCAGTATTGTCTTTGCTATCTTATTTGCGAAAATCCTTGTTAGATTATATGCTTTTGAATCTCTACCCATAAATGGTCTATCCATAACCAATTCTAATCTCTCTGAATACTCTACATTTGTTCCAACTTTTGCAGTAGGTGTCTTGCCACGAGCATTTGCAGGACTGACTGCAATACTATTAACCAAACGACTACTATCTATTGCAGGTGGATTTCCTGCCGATGATGCAATATGTGGTGGTCGGTCTTTTTTAGGATATACTCTACCAGTCTTGGGTGTATTTCTCATGCCTAAAGTAATCAATGTCCTAAAATGGTTTGCTACCCTGTTTACATGTCTTATGGCATTTCTTGTAATAATCTGGTCTGCTTTTTTAACATCATTCGGTATGGTGTTTGATATCTGAACTTGTATACCCATTAAGTTGCTACTCCCTGTGTTGCCAATATCTCTTGAAACTTCTTGCGACCCTCTTCAATATCTTTGATATATGTAATATTAAATGTTTTAGAATCGTATGAAATTCTGTGCTTTGTTGTAAGAGATGACAAAAACCTTATCGTAAATCTAAAACTAGATGTATCTCTAATTTGGTCTCCAAAGAAACCCTCTGATCCTGAGAGATTTTCTGCTTTACCCCATACTGTTGTAAGTGTTGAGTAAGAAGTGCTTTGACCACCACCTGCATCAGTTGAACCACCAAGTGTCTGTATGACCAGTCTGTTACGCATTTCACCTATTAGAGACATTATAACATCCCACCATAGTGTGCAGTGCCTCTATATGGATGTGTAGAGAACTGTCTGATTACATAAGGTTGTAATATTCTTGTAGCTGAAAATGGTGCTGATATGACCTTATCTGTAGCGTTGTCGCCTCTGTTCTCAAATAAATGTGCAAAATACATAAGACAAGCATGTTTGATATCTTCTGGTACATCACTTGCACCACCATAACCTGCTACATAAGTAATTTCTATTGCATTTGCTACTCTAAGTCCTGTTGGATAACTTTCACCATTTCTCAATACAAATCTTGCAGGTACGCTAATTTTATCAAGGAAATATTTAGAACTAGCAAAAGTGGTTTCTGTATCAGCATCATCAAATGATTTTACATGCGTTATCGATGCGACTGGTGATGCAGGTAAGATAATACTTCTGCGATTAATATCTTGGTCTATGCCTACATATTGACCCTCTCTAATATCAATATCAGTGTCATAGATAGAATCTATAGCCATTTTAAGAGTTCTGGTCGTCAAACTCCTACCTGTATAATCTCTTACCCAATTATGAGATGCTTTGATTAGTGCAGTGATAACAGTATCATCATCACTACCATCTATTCTAAGCCAATTCTTGACCTCTGTGCTTGTGATTGCAAATGCTGTCTCTGCTGTTACTACACTTAATCCTGCCATTTAATCCTCATTTAATTAATATAATACTTCAATCATCCCAAAAAATAATAAAAAATGCTAATAATAATGCACATAATAACGCATACAAAATCATTGCATTAGTGGATTTTCTTCTTTTTTCTCTAACTCTTCTATTTTCAATTCTAATATTTGTATCTTGGTTGCATTGATTTCCATCTGTTTAATATCTGGAAAAGACCTAGATTCTACTTCTGTCAGGCGTGTCTTTATTGATCCAAAAGTAGCAAAACCACCACCTATAACTGTCACAATAGATAACAATACACCCCAAGTTTTTATATCTTTAAAATCCATTAATTATTCTCCTAAGATTATCTTCTGCTATTTTTCTTCTCATCCTTATATCTGATAAATCTTTGTTATATTGATATAGAGAATCTTTTGAGAACTCTACATCTTGATATATCATTTTATCATCAATAAATTCTTTGTTCATGTATTCGTCTATATTTATTTCACTTAGTTCTATTTGATTATCAAAAAACTCTTTGTTCATGTTTTGATACATAGAAACAGAACTATCTTTTGTCATCAATTTGGCAACGATGCTTTGAGTAACTGCTATCTGTTTGTCTACATCTTTTATTTTGGACTCAACTTTTGCTGATATATCATCAATATTAATTTCTTTTTCTTGTGCGACAGTTTCGTCTTGAGTTGTATTTTCTTCTGCCTCGACTTCTTCTGTATTAGTTTCAGCTACTTCTTCTGTTGGCTCTTCTGTTATTTCTTCTGATACTTCTTCGGTGGGTTCTTCAATAGTTTCTTCTACATTGGTTTCGACAATTTTTTCTTCAAACTCCTCTACGATTTCATTTTCTAACTCTTCTGTGATAGTCATTTCTGTTTCTATAACTTCTGTAACTGGCTCATAAGTCGTGCTTACTTCACTTACTTGTGGCTCTTCTGTAAGAATGATTTGCTCTTCTAAGACTGTAACAATGAGTTCTTCTTCAATAAATTGTTCTTTTTCTTCAAACTCAATCAATTCCGTGTATAACTCAACGACTAGTTCCTCAAAAATTTGCTCTTCAATAAATATCTCTTGTATTTCTTCTGGTATTATTTCTTCTGCTATTTGTACAATTTCTTCAATCTCTTCAAATGTTGTCGTTAATTCTTGAACTTGAGATGCACTGAGAACAGTATCGTCATAATCCATTGTGACGCTGATATTGTCAATATTAGCACCACCTAGTGTGGCAGGTGCATTAGCATCTTGTCCACTTATAAATATATTGCCAACTCTTGACCCT